TAAAAACCAAGTTTCGTTTAATCTATATGTTCATATTTAATCTAATAAAAAGTAGCAGATGGTACAGATCTAGATGCACTTTAATCGTTAGTAACATCAGAATTACAAATTAGTAGAATTAAAAATGCAGCTTAATATTTATAATTGAATAGTGGCATGATTTAATAATACATATAAGAGTAATATGATACATCTATAACAGCTGGTCTAACAAAGAAGTAAATAATATAAGCATATATGACCCAACATACTGAGGATAATGTGCTTACAGTAAATCTAAACAAGATAGAGGATATGAAGGATTTTAGTTATTTAGGAATAATACCAAATCGAGTAGGAAGGATATAAGCAGCAATTATAAATAAAATGAAATGGAATAAAACATCAATAGTCTAACATGAGAAAAAACTGACATCTATTACTAAAGCTATTTTAAAATTCTAACATCTCATTATAGGCCATCCTAATTAGTTATTGAAACTTGCTATTATAAGTGGAGTATGGCTTAAGCGAATGTTTTTGGCAAGCTACCTTGGAACTAGAATTACTATGAGAGCTAGTATATATATATTTAATTCAGTGTAGATGTACTGTCCCTGGCTCTTAACTGATTGGGAAAAGGCACAAGGTATCGTCGCATTTTATAATCGCATTTTACCAACATGGCCAAAGTGTATATAAGGAATCGCCAAAGCAATTATCCCAGATATGGTTCACATTGACACAGTTTGCTTTTAAACACTGAGATTTATTAAATATTTTTGTTATGGTTCTTTAATATATTTGGGTATAAAATATTTAACAGGAGGGTTATTATAATTATACTTTAAACCATAAATCAAAGCACTTTCTATAGATGATTTTATTAGTGGTAATAAAACTGATTAAATTATGGTAAATGAAAATTACAGAAAAGCAAAAGAATTTTATGGTGCTTTTGTGAATGATCCTAATATACCAAAATGGTTTAGGTCAGAAAATCCTTTGAGAGGCGGTTGTGATTATACACCCTAGTAAGCACTAGATACAATTATCAATACAAGAGCTCCACATATTCAAGTGGAAAAATAAAACTGCCCTAGCATTTTAGTAAATAAATTAACAAGGAAAAATGTATTTGATTTCAAGTATGCCACAGTTGGAAAGTGCTTTAAGTAATTATAATTTTTTAACAAGTCAGGTAAAAATATAACTTAAGAGGAATTAGCAGATTCACTAAAGATGGATCAATATCTATATGAACGCGTTAATCGTAGGACCTATCTGCCAGGATTAGAATTTGACGATCACGCTGAAGCTATGCTGAATGGCGCAAAAATGAACGGGGATATAGTACCCAAATTATGTTAATAAACGGATTACAATCTAGTTAACGCTGTTTTCTGTAGGCATGGTGGGCATTTTGTGAATCCACATCCAGAAGTGTTCCGAGACTTCAAAAGAATATGTTAAAAGAAAATAACAAAGTTATCTTAAAAATTACTGGAGGCTATACAAATATAAGAGACTGACTCGATGCTGTCATATATTCAACATTTCCCTAGTGGAAAACGCAAGATGTATGCAAGATTACTTCGAGAAAATCAACGAAATTCTAATATGATAAAGATAAGAAATCAAATTGTAGCTAATTTAAAGAAAGACGAATTCGTGGTTTGTGCCGATAATAAAGTTCGACCAAGGGTGATCTGAAATCCAGATGATAATCTAAAATTATACGGAGGCTGAATCAACCATCATATCTTGAAGGCATTAAGAACATGCAGTTGGTTTATCTAGGGGATGAACACAGAAGAAACGGCATCATAAATATAAAAGAAGATACAACACATAGATAATGCTACTTGGTTAGCATGGGACGGGTCTGCTCACGATTCTAGTTAACATAAAGACTTGCGAGATTTTGTTGACAATGCAATATTAGAAAAGCTACTTGATCCACTTTGCTTAAAACTTGGATTCACAGGAGATTTAGCAATATAGTTGAAAAAATTTTTATTAGCAAGTTCATTCCCATTTATTATAAGATATGGACTCAAATAAAAAGGGGAGAAGATGATCAGTGGGGTTGTCGAAGGTACAGTTTTAAGTGGTCACCCTACTCAAACAACCACATTTAACACTGTAAGAGTTTATTTAATGGTGTGGTACATATGTAATAAATAATAAATACCAAGGAATGCTTGGGCCGCTTTTGTCGCAGGTGATGATATGCTTTTAAGAATAGCAAAGAAATATTTAATCTAGTTTTTAACACCAATGAAGGACCTATTCAGCTAGGATAATGTACCAAAAATTCATGGATTCGGTTACATTATAAAAGAAATGAATATCCATGACACATTTTTTACGTTTTTAAGTAAAATTGGCAGTTATTCCACAGAAGGAGTAAGACTAGGACGCTAAATAAATCGTATGATAAAAGGAGGCAATATATGTGCAAATATAAATAAAACGATTAGCAGAGATGATTACAATTAAGGAATCATAGCTTAATTAGAGCATTAAGGTTAACATTCTATTATTATAAAACACTATGTGGAAGCAAGGAAGAAATGTTTAAAGAACAAGTATGATTAAGTTCGTGCTGAATAGATAGCCCAATAATTGAATCAAAATAGTTATAATAATCATACCACAAACCCTGACAAAGATTGGTGGAGTTATAGTGAATTAATGTTTTTACTAAGAAAAGATCAAAGTATATAAGATTTCGAACATGATGCAAGGTTTTATCGTAATGTAAATAATTCTGGTGTTTGCTTAGATGGACCTGAATATGAGATTTATATCAAGTATATCACCACTATTTAAGGTTTATGATGAGGACAATTGATTAGTTTTGATTTCATTATATATTATACTATACACTATATATATTATATACACTGATACTTTAAAATTACTGTTATACATATATATTAACTTACACACATACATATATATATATATTATATAATTTTGTCAAGTTACTTGTAAATTACATCATATATATAAGAGATTTATCATGCAATATGGGTAGTTACCAATAACTAATTCAAAAGTGATTAGTTAATCTAGGCTTCGGCCCACTTCGGTTGAGGAAGTGATCAAAAGGCTCAACGTAGGTTCAACCTACG